CAAGGCATAAAACGGTGATTGAATCAATCGGGCGACCTATCTTTTTTAATTCTTTAATTCTAAACTCAACATCATCGACTGCTTGAAGCCATCTACCAACTAAACCTTTTAGACCGTCGCCATCTCTTTTACCTGTCTGCCAATCTGCGGCACATACGACAAGGCTTGCCCCACCTGTAATTGGTTTGCGCTCGCGGGGTTTGTGTTTCTTTATCTCTTCAATTAAGGCTTCAATATCAGCAACTTCTTGTTTGCCTTTTCGAACTACTTTGCCCTTCCATTGGCGATTAAGAACTCCTAAAGTATCGCCCCACACATTGAAAAGAACTGGTTCTACTACTTGAAAATGCTCGGGGTCTAATCCCCACATTCGAAGAACTCCTGACCAATCGGGTGCGTTATCACCCTCCATTGGTTGAGTTGTTACAACTCCTTCTTCGCCTTGCCAAGTAACCCCAGGCAACCATTCTGCTTGTCTTTGACGAGGTTCAGTTTTTTGAACTGAATTCATCTCGCTCGTTTTAAGCAGATTATCTAAAGCATCATCAAGACTCATTCGGACACTTACACCCGTCTTTACCAAATAGCCTTCTACGATGTCTACGCATAACATCAGAGCCTACCGTAATGCCAAAAGTTGCTAAGACTTCTACTAAGCGAGCAGAATTAACTTTTTCATTCCGAAGTGTTTCTTTGAACTTAGTCTGTATAGGTTCAGGTAGTTCTCTTGTAATTCTTCCTACTGAACAACCTTCTTGTACTTTCCAAACGCCAACTAAATCATCTAAAGCAGAGGCGAATTCATCCTGATTTATTTTTGGATTTACAGCGGGGACAGCGGATACTCCACGGGCGCGTTGCGCTTTCGAAGAGGAGCCTGTCACATTTCCAGCATCGCTGGAATTCATCGGTTGTTGCGTTTCTGCCATACGGGTCTACCACTCTCTCTTGTGGAGCCGTTGGCTCCTCGCTTACATTCTCACTAGGCATCGGAAATTCACCGAGATTAGTGGGCGGTACTTCGGGTCTACTCCTAACAAGTTTACTGAACCCATCGGTTCAATCCTCATAATATGCACCCCTGAGACAGTTCTTTCAAGCACCGACGCGAGCAAAACGCGAATATCTTCTGCCTTATCTCTAGCCGTTGGATAGTCCTCTCGACCTGCTCTAGTAATAATTTGAAGCATTGGATAGTCAATTCTGATACCGCCAGCGCCCATAGTAAATGTTGGGGAACTTCCAGCGTTCTCATATACGGCTACGCAAGCATCGGGAGTTTCAGGGAGTGTGCCAAGAAAAATAGATGTACCAAGGGTGCCTTGACTGGCATGAGCGCCAAAAGCGCTCGCCGTATTTTGTAGGTAATCTCCTACTGATTCAAGAATAGTTGGCATTAGCCCCTATGACCTTTCTCTATGATGTCGATAATTCTACCCTTTAAGTTTTCTTGCAAAGTAGACATTGCTTCCATGACTGGTTGCTCAAGGTATTTAGCCTGTGTCGGTGGCTTATGGTAGTTGCCAATAATTTCATGAACATAAAGGGCGTATGAAGCGGCAGGACCACCATAGAAAATATCTACAAAATAGCCTTGGCTTCCCATCTGTGGAGCAGATACTCCGCCTGAACCACGAAGAACGCCTGTATCTACTGGGACAAGAATCTGCGACTTAGCAAAAATAACATTGGCTTCTTCCCAAATTGCTTGGGCTATTGCTTGAGGAGCATCTTTCTTGCCAGCGGTAAGAGCATTAACTAACTCTTCATCGCCGAATAAATCGAGTTTGAAAGACGCCTTCGCCATAACTAACGCCCAAATCTGATGACGGTGTGATGCGCTCCGTTTTCGTCTGCGATGTTATCTACTGCATTTATCGTAAAGGTGTCCGCCCCGACGACCATCCTATGAGCAACCGTGATTGATGTCGCGGGACCCTTGGTGATGAATCGTCCAATATCAACAACTTCGATTCCTTGAACATCTTTAGATTTAACTGTGTCATAAATTAAGCGACCTGTTACGGTCACATTTGTATTAGAGGCACCAAAGGTAGTTTTGTTGTACTTATCAACAGAAGCCTTTGGAGTAAAGACAACAGAGTCAGTCATGAACTCTGCTACTTTGTTATAGATAGCATCCATTGGCTACCCCTATTCAACTATACGATGGTCGTAGACATTGTTAGGGTTATCGTGAATACCAGCATAGAAGTCAGTATTGAAGTCATCAACAATTCTGTCATTTGTAGACTTCAGACCTTGGGCGTTTGCGAACGGACGAGGTGGTGATTTACGCATTTGTCTACGCAATAGACTTTCAGCCAACTCTTTGTAGTGCTGAATCTTTGACGAATAAGATTCTGAAACAGAGATGTCTCCGACGCTTTTAGAACTGCTATCGGCTAGACGGCTAAAACGAGCAATAAGGATTTCAGCCAATTCACGCGAGGCGCTATAAGCATCCCCGCCCCACTCAGTAATAACATAGTTTAATTCTTCGTCACTAAAAAGCGCATCTGTTGAAGTCGTATCGCTAATAAGAAAACGGACATAGTTACGGGTAGATGTGCTTGGGTCTCCTGAATAAGTAAATGTCATTACATCCCGCCTAGCATTAGAACAGATGTTCGAACAAAGTTCTCGTTTGCTAGTTTATCTGTTTCATTAGGAAGGGTGACCGTCACATCTGAAGTTGGTTCTCCAGCAGATAGTGTCAATTCATGAGAGTCGGCTGTTGTGCCTTCAAATACGATTGATTGGCTAAAGCCAATTTCAAGACCAGTCACTTGACCCGTAAAAGTTGGTGAGGCTAAAGTTTTATTGGTTAGCGTTTGGGTTGCTGAATCAAGAACAACGGTACCCGTAGCATCGGGAAGAGTAATGGTTCTATCAACTGAAGGGTCTACAACTGTAAGGGTAGTTTCAGCGGTATCTGCGGTTGTTCCCTCAAAAGTGATGCTTACTAGATTGGTTTGACCAATATAGGTGTCGAGAAGGGCATCTACATCCGTTGCTAAATTAAGAATGTCTGTGTGTACCGCGGGATTATCACCTGCGGTTGGGTATCTGAGACCCTTAGTGGTTGTTCCAGCCATTAGCACCTCGTTTCAAGTAACAAGGATACCGTATGGGTAAAAGGTTGTTATTTTAACAAATGAGGGTATGGTATGACACAGAGAGGGGGTCACATGATAAATGATGGTTCTGATGTTCCTGACAAAACTTTTGCCATTTTTATAGTCGAAAACGGCTGTGATGAAGATACGGTCAGGCGGATATTAAGAAAGCCGTCTCGAAAAAGAGATTGGTTTGACCCTCATTTTTACAAATGCTTACCCCTAAGTATTGCGAATGAATATGGCTATGTGATTGTTGCCGAGTTTGATTTTTCAGTTGTTTGGAATGGCGGGGATAATGTAAATGACCTAAAATTTTTTTTACCCGATGACATTAGAGATAATCATGGCAAAGGGTTATACCCAACCGTCAAAAGTCATTTTGGATTTGGAATCATAACTATTGAACTCCCGTTTCATATTCGGAGTCCTAAAGGTGTAAATATAATGACCATAAACCCTCCAAATTTTGTGCTTCCTAATATGACTGTAATGAGCGGGGTTGTTGAAACAGACAATCTTCGCCGTAGTTTTACTTGTAACTTAAAGGTGCAAATGCCCAATATCGAGGTTGTAATTCCCAAAGGAACTCCTTTAGCGGGTTTTATACCTATACCAAGATATTATGCTGATTCTTTCGAAATGAAATTTGCTGAAGAAATTTTTTCAGAAGATGATGTTATTGAAGAAATACAAGCGGCTGAAGATGCGGCTATTAAAAGAGAACAAATTGAATATGTATCAACTCCACCAGTAGGATTAGATTACTTTAGAGGACAAGATGTATATGGCAATAAATTCAGCGACCATCAATTACCAAAGAGGAATAAATAATGGGAACAAATAAAATAGTTATAGTTGGGGCTGGTTCTTCGGGATTTATTACAGCATCTTTTTTAATACAAACATTTCCTGATAAAGAAATTATAGTCATAGAAAGCCCTGAACATCCTACTGTCGGAGTAGGAGAAAGTACGCTGGCTGATTTTACAAATTTTAGAGATTATCTTGAATTGGATGAAAAAGAATTTATGCTTGCTACTGATGCCTCATATAAACTAGGGATTAAATTTACAGATTTTTATGATGTTGATAGTGGTGCTTTTTATTATCCGTTTAGATTACCCGATTTAGAGGGTACAAAAAATGGTTTGGCTGATTGGTATGAAATAAAAGCATTTTATCCTGATACTGATGTCAATGATTTTGCTCGTTCATATTTTCCTCACATGGCACTTATTGAACGCAATAAATTTGCCTTAAATGAATTAGGTGAATTTGGCGCTTATGCACCTCACAGCGATGTCGCATATCATTTTGATGCCACTAAATTTGGTTTATTTTTACGGGATAATTTTTGTCACCGCAAAGGCGTAAAAGTAATTTCAGCCTATGTTGAAAATGTTGTAATGAATAATGCTGGAATAGAAAAACTAATCTTAAATACAGGAGAAGAAGTAACTGCCGATTTATTTATAGATTGTACTGGTTTCAAAAGTCTGTTATTAGGACAAAACTTAAAAGAACCTTTTATTCCATACGAGGATATGTTGCCAAACAATAGAGCATGGGCTACGCAAATTCCGTATCACGATAAAGACAATGAAATTGAAGGCGTAACAAATGGAACTGCTATCCAAAATGGATGGGTATGGAATATCCCTTTATGGTCACGCTTAGGAACTGGATATGTATATTCGGATAAATACATAGATAAAGAAGATGCTTTAGAACAATTCAAACAATATTTAATGTCCGACAAAATGGTGGTTCCAAGGACTAGAGAAGAAGTTGATTCTTATTCGTATAAAGATATTCCAATGAGAGTAGGAATACATGAGCGTCTTTGGGTTAAAAATGTTGTAGCGATTGGTCTTTCTGCTGGATTTATTGAGCCTTTAGAAAGCAACGGATTATTTAGTGTTTTTTGGTTTGTTCGTAGATTAGCAAAATCTTTACTTAGGAATGAGGTATCTCAATATGACAGAGATGCTTTCAATTACTCTTGCCGTGAAGTTTTCCAAACTTTTGCTGAATTTGTTGCCGCTCATTATGCTTTGAGTGTAAGGCGCGATACACAATATTGGAGGGATATTAGCCAAAGAACTTTTTGCAAAAAGTTGTTGGATTATGAACGAACAGGCAGTAATGGGTTTGAGTATATGGCTCTAAATAA